TAAACATTTGAATATTTGGTTAAATGAAGTGACAGAAGAAGAGAGAAAAAAAATTTTAAGAGATAGAATTAGTAAAGTGGATTTTGAAGAAAGAGATAAAAAAACAAAAGAAAATACAGATTGGGATAGTTGGAGAGAATCCATCAAAAATAGGAAAACTGACTATTCTAAATTCCTAAACAAAGTACACGAAAAGAATAAGAAACCTGTGTTACAATTTGATTTAGATGATAATTTTATACGAGAATTTGATAGTGCCATGTCGGCAGCTAAATCATTAGGCCACAATAATGGTGGGAATATAACAAATTGTTGTAAGGGTAGGTGTAAATCTACTTTAGGGTATAAATGGAAATATAAAAATATAGAAAATGAAAGCAAATAAAAATGATTTACACGAAAGTGGTAGACCACTTACTCAAGAAGAATTTATCAACAAAATAAAAACAGATGATGAGTTTGCTAAAAAGTTTGGAGAATTGGGAAAAATTTATGGATCACAATGGAGAAGTTGGGGTAAGGATTTCAAACAAATACCAAATGAAACTGGGGATGGTGTTTACGATATTACAACAACAGGTATAGACCAAATCCAAAACCTGATCAATGACCTTAAAACAAATCCTGATTCAAGACGATTAATGGTTACTGCGTGGAATCCATCAGATTTACCAAAACAAGTGCTTCCACCTTGTCATTATGGATTTCAAGTTTATACAAGAGAGTTGAGTTTTGAAGAGAGATATGTAATATTGAAAAGTAGAACAAATGAAGACCCATTGAAGTATTCAAGATTAGATAATGGTGACTATGACCAGCATCCGAAAGAAATGACCACGAAATGGATGAATGAAGAAAATATCCCAACCAGAGCAATCTCTTTAATGTGGAATCAGCGTTCTGTAGATACATTCTTAGGTTTACCATTTAATATTGCTTCTTATGGTTTACTATTAGAAATCATCGCTAAAGCGGTTAACATGGTTCCTGATGAATTGATTGGTAATTTAGGTGACACACATCTTTACTTGAATCATATTGAGCAAGCTAAAGAACAAATTGGAAGAGAGTTAACTGACGAGGAAAGATATAATATTTGGTTCACAAATAATTACGAAACTGGTATGGAAAGATATTTCGATCCAAATAATTTACCAAACTTTGACGATGAGTATTATACACCAACACCAAAAAGAACAAGAGAGCCATACCCACTACCTGTTTTAAAACACATGAAAACGGATGAGTTCTACAAATCTTTAGGTGAGGATCAATCATTATTCCACCATCTAAACCCAACGGATTTTATGGTTGAAAACTACCAATCACACCCAACAATAAAAGCACCCCTATCAAATTAAAAAAATGTTAGAAATAATAGGATATATAGCAACAGCAATGATCGCCATTTCATTTTCAATGGCAAATATAACCAAATTAAGAGTTATTAACTCACTAGGGTGTGTCTTATGGATTGGTTATGGTTTCGGTTTAAATAGTTACCCAATAATAATAACAAACACACTGATATTGGTTTTAAATATCTTTTTCTTAGTAAAAAAGTTTTTTAAAGGTGATGAGGTTGTTGGTATTATCGCTGGTAATTTTGATGTAATCCACCCAGGTTACATAGCGATGTTCAATGAGTGTAAAGAAAACTGTGATCGATTAATAGTTTTATTACATTCAGACCCGTCAATTGAAAGACCAGAAAAATTAAAACCAATACTACCAGTTGGGGATAGAATTGATATTTTAAAATCACTCAGTCAGGTTGATGATATTATGGTTTATGACGTTGAAGATGGTTTACACAAACTAATAAAACACATAAGACCAGATGTCCGTTTTCTTGGCGATGACTATAAAAATAAACCTTTTACTGGTGACGATCTAGGTGTTAGAATCCATTTTCTTGATAGGTCACACGGATGGTCGACCACCAAGTATAAAAAAATGATAGCCGAAACAGTAAAATGAATTTAAAAAGAAGTATAATTAAGTTATTTGCTAAAAAACCAGAGAAAAAACTAACCTGGTCCGTGGAAGACTTTAAGAAAGCCAGAATGTGGTCCAAAGGACAACCACACCCTTATGATAAAAATAAATCATTATGGGATTACCTTAACCAACCTTGGAAAGATAGCGTGGATATACTACACGAAGTTAATATGATTTTAGATTTAAAAGAAGATGGGGCTAGTAAATAATTTTTTCAAACATAAATTTAAGGATTCTTTGGTAAACCTTAAATCTAATATAAGTAATCGCTACTTTAATAGTGAATATGGTGAACCAATAACACCACCAGAGGGCTACACAAATGTTTTTTCTGATGAGTTTAAAGAAGCGTTAAACACGAAAACTTGGAGGTATGGGCAACCATGGGGCGAGTTTCACCCGAATGACCTACACCAGTATTACGATAATAACGGGACTTTAAGTTACGTATCACCAGAAGGTTTAGTTTTGGAATTAAGAAAACGCCCCAAAACTTTTTTAAAGAAGAACTTAGCTGAGTGGCAACAAAAACCAAATATGCCAGACGAAATAAATATACCTGTAGGTGTCGGCATGGTTTCAACCAGAGAGTCCTGGAGATATGGTTGGTTTGAGGGGTGGATAAAACTACCAAAAGGTCAATCCTACTGGAATGCGTTTTGGTTAACAGCGCTTAAAAGTTGGCCACCAGAGATTGATATTTTTGAGGGTTATAGTGAAGAAGGTCCTTACTATAACGTTGGTCGTGCTAAGGATAGAAAAATACAACCTAACTTACATTATGGTGTTATTGAAGATGGTACCAAAAAAATGTACTCACCATTTAATAATACCATTAAAGATTCAACAGAACGATTCGTTCAATACGTTTGTCATTGGGAGCAAGATTTTATTAAAATATATTATGATGGTAAGCTAGTGTTTCAATGTACAGACGTTAATATATTAAAATGGTTTAATCGTGAGGACGTATCCCAATACATTATATTAAACCATGGTTTACATAGCTCACATACTGATAATCCACAGGAGAGCGCAATGTTAATTAGATCAATAAAAGTATACCAAAAAAATTAGATATGACATTAAAAGAATTAAAAAATTGGTTGGATAAACTACCCGAAGACTTTTTAGAATTTAACGTAGTTAATGGTGAGGTTGGGATGCTAGATGGTGAATATATGTACCGCTTAGACAAACCAGTCACAACACTAACGGTTGATGTTGAAAATAAAGAAATTATCATACTAAACGACTCTCAGGAGACTGAGGATGAAATTAATAACAATCGAGAATGAGACTAATATCACATAGGGGTAATATTGAGGGGTCGAACCCAGATTTGGAGAATACGACACCTTATATCGAGTCAGCTATTAATAGTGGATTTGATGTAATGATTGATTTATGGTTATTTGACGGTAAAATTTATACTGGTTCGGATGAACCTAAAAATAAACTCGACATTGATTGGTTAGAGAAATATAATAATAGGTTGTGGCTTAATTGCCGAGAACAAGTTATATTAACGAACTTACTATCCTTGGATCCACTAGGTAAACACTTACACTACCTACATTTTTCGGAAGGACCGATGTCATTAACCAGTAGAAACTACCTAATAACTAAGGAAGAGTTCAGTACTCCAGCGGCCATTGTATATCAACCAGACGTGAATAATAAATTAACAGATGTGTACGGGGTTTGCTCCGACTATGTTAAATCATATATATAAATCCTATGGAAAAACCTTTTATTGTAGATCAAAAAACTTTTAAAGATGAACGTGGTGTGTTTTGTGCGACACCAATACAAATGATACGTAATAAAGAATTAGATAAATTCTGGGTGCAAGTAAACACCAGTATTAGTGAGGAAAAATACACATTAAGGGGCGTACACTTTCAAACCGAACCATTTGAACAAGCAAAATATTTAAAGGTGATTAAGGGTAAAATATTAAACCTTTTGATTTGTGTTGATAAAATGAGACCAGACTTTGGTAATATCTTGGAGTTTGAAGTTACTGACGATCAAGCTGTTATGATACCAAGAGGTTATGGTAATTGTGTTTTTACTTTAGAACCTGGAACAATTATACAATATTTTGTTGACAACGACTATTCAGTAAAAAATGAGATTTCGATGTCATACAAAACAATACCAAGATTTAAAGAAATAATAGACCAGTACACAACCAATCCAGTGATATCTGATAAAGATTTAAATGGTATTAGTTGGGATCAAATATAAAATATGGGGTTATACGAAGCTAGGAAATTTGTTGCGGAATCATACGCTGATAACGATTTAATTGGTAAACAATTATTGGTTGCTTATTTGGTATCCAAAGGTCATAAAATAAAAGAGGGTACCTTTAAGGAAGAC